TCACCGATACTAAAAACTGTGGCACCAATTCTATTTTGTGCCAACAAAAGTTTAGACCCCATCATTGTTACGGTGGTCTTCCTTCCCGTAACATTGGGGTTAATAAACTTATGTGATTTTAATACGGTCATTTAAGTGCGTTTTGTTCTCTGTATTTCCTTTCTTCTTCCTTGAGGTGTGCTGACAGCAGGGAGACATAAACGTCTCGTTCCCAAGGCATAAGACTTTCAATCTCAGTTAAACTCCACTTATGATGATGCATCAGTGCAAAATTGACCTGAATGTAATTGTTCAGGTTATTGTACATCATCGCTATCCGAAAAAAGATGCTAGACCCTCAAGTACAACATCAACTTTCTTTCCTGTATTAGGATTGGTTACCTTAGTTCTGTAAGACAACTTAGGCATAGTTTCAAAGAATGTTTGGAACTTACCAAACTGCTCACTGTTCAGTTGCCCCAGGAATTCTTGGAGTTCATCGCTAGTAGAATCACTTGCGTCATGAATCTGTTCACCCTCATAGATTTTATCGATGCAACTACCTGCAAGTTCAAAAATCTGGTCAACCGAAGGGCTCTCGCCACTGAAGTTAACCTTCACAAAAGTATCCATTGCAGGATACTTCATCAAACAACCAACTGTGTCGGTCAACATAATATTCATGTCATGATTAGGACTGGTTGTCAACTTAATCTTGTCCAGTGGAATAGACAAGGGGACTTCAGTCGTACCATCATCAGAACAGGTAACTTTAACATCAACAGATTCACCCACAGACTTGGCGCGGATGTTCAGGAACAAAAGTTCGATGTCGAAGGTAGAGAGTTTTGTTACCTCTGCCTCAGTCATACCTGTACAACTAGACACCACCTGGGTGATGGTATCAACGATGTTAGTTTCATCTTCTGATTCCATAGCAAGTAAGAGAAGTTTCTCTTCTTTCACAAGGAAAGGACGGAAACTGATTTCTTTACCAGAATGCAATTTCAGGCGATGCTTTGGAGTAGCAATCTTTGGTAGTGCCATAGTAAAATCAATTCATTAGAAGTATTTAGTCGGCATACGAGAACAGGAAATCTCTGACATATGTATCAGCAAATTCTTTTCCAAACTTATTGCTCATAAATCCAGCAACAGGGTCTAGTTCTAGCATGTACTTGTCAAACTCTTTGTATATAGACTCATCCTTACCTATAGGTTTGGCAAAGTTTAGATACTCTTCATATGCTCGGACGTATCTCTTGAAAGAATTCAAGTGTGATGGAATATCATCTACAGTACACTGCCGCACATAAATGTATCGAGAGAAATGATTTCCTGGCTCGAAGAATCTAATATCTTTGTTGGTGTTATCAACCATGTCACTCAGCAAATATAGAATGAATGGATGATTGAAATCTTTATGTGGGGTGGGGTGCTGAAAGTCAAAAACAATAATGACCTTCTTCTCAAAGAAACACATCAAGTCCATACCAAGACAGGGCATATCTTCACCTGTCTTTGGATATACTATATTGTTATAGATGTCTGTAGGACCTTGCCTAATGATAGTCTCTCTAGACTTTAAGATGTGCGGTCCTGTATATAAAGTCGATTCCAGTAGAGCACCCTCTTTACCTACTTTATGTGTGCGTTCTTTTGCTGTAAGTTTTAGAGTGTCTACTAGAAAATCACGATAACCAATCCAACTCACTCAAATGCTCCCTCATTCTTTAGATACTGTAAGGTTTCTTTCATACCACCAATGTGCTTGAATCCAATATTAATTTGGGGGTACTCTGCGTCTTTCCCAAACTCAGACTCAAAACCCCTCTGAGAAAAATGACAATTAAGTTTATACTCTAGAAACTCGCCACCAAGAGACCTCAGGAGAGAAGCAATGCGTTCACATTCTTGACTGCCGTTACTATAGATTACTGCTGTTGTCATTTGTCTTAGGTATGTCTACGAAGTGTTCTTAGATAGTCTAGCACATATGAACGAATATACATCAACTCATTATAGCATTTTTGATTATGGGCACACTGACGAAGTTTATTGTCAGGTTTCAAAACAGACTCAATGAACAAGTCTAGTCCTCTATTGAACTTATCATCTTGGGTTTCGTTGTCAATCACGTTGCCTCCAATCATCAGGTTTGTCTTGTTTGAACCAGTCTACAATTTCATCTGCAGAACCGAACCCCGTTCTGTGATTGGATGGGTCGGGGTCACCTAGTCCCATCCTATTCATAAAATCATCCATACTGCCTTCTTCAATTCCAGTGGATTGGCGACGTGCTTTGTTCAACCAATCTCTAGCAGTTGTATATGACTTGGCAATTTTTTCTGCCCAAATCATGTCCTCTAATTTGACTTCTTCATTGTTGGCAATCTTCTTACAGATGAACTCCAGTCGGAGTCTGTATTGAGTTGACAGCATAAGACTATTCCGTGAGATAGTGTTCTAGTTGATTGATTCGTTGAAACTCATCATATGCAGTCTCCGACCGAATATGTAAGACATCTCGGATGTCGTCAACAATATAACTAGGGTCCACCCCGTCGTCAAGGTACTTATCGATAGCTTCTTTAAGGTAGCGATACCTATGCCACTCAGGTGAGTATGGTTTGTAATGCATGATGAAAGGGGGTGAAGCAAAATTATTTAGTTGCCAAAAACATTGGCACCAAAGGATGGGATGTCTGCACCAAGAGAGAACTCGGTTGCGTTTGACCAGTCTACACCAGAGAAACTGGAAATGGGTTGTGAGAATACAGATGCATCAATGTTAAATGCAGTCACAAAGTCTGGACTATTCTCTGTGTAGAAATTAGCATCAAACTTCATCTCATTGAGAGAACCTTGTGTAGTTTTTTTAGAAGCGTTAGCGGCAGTACCACCATCGATAATGCTAATCCAACGATATCTCTCATAATAGAATTGTACATTAATTTGGACCAATTGTGTGGGTCCGTTACTAAGTGTAAAAGTACTGACATTGAACGGGAATACGTTCTTAAGATACCAGTATCCACTGACAGAGTTGTACTGTGGTACACCAGCTCTCTGGGAGAACCATCTACCATTACTTAGAGGTATACTATAGCGCAAGTTCTTCTCGCTTGACGGTCGCATTTGATACCCACCGCCACCTCTTTCCATTTTATAAATCCGCATTGCAGGGCAGCAATACTCATCATAGAAACCAGCGTACTGGTTAGCATCATTGGAGATATACTGCATCCACCGTTCAAATAAGGTGAGTGTCAGCATACTCTTGGGAAGAATAAACTGAATGTTAAATGAACTGAACGATGTGCTAGTACCGTAGCGATACATCGTACCAACAGCGTTCTGGTTCGAGGTGTTGATATTTCTACTCGGGGTTGAAATCTCTGTAGCGAAATAGGAAAGGAGTTCTTTCATTTCACTCCCTGCACTATTTGGATTCAACCATTTATGTGGAGAGTTGGCAAGGATAGGCACTTGACCAAATTCGACAGCATACAGATTGCTCCCCGTAGGGTGCATTGAATTCTTCTTTATCGTAGAGATAAAGTTTTGTACACTATTCTGCTTATCGTATTCTGAGTTAGTTGCCATCAGACCTTAAGTTCCTTTTCAGTTATAAGTTTGAATTCCCAACCATTATCTTTACAGAACTCTCGTGCTGCTTTCCACTTTGCTTGGTTAACACTCCACGTCACTACTTCATTTATATATCTTTTAGTCAATCTTTTTTGTGTTTGAGGTTCCATCGTTTGCTTAAACGGTTTGACCTCAATCATATACTTCCTACCTTCTACTTTAATGTAAAAATCTGGGAAGTAACGGTGCCTTTTACCATCGACAGGGGATATGTAGGGAATGATAATCTCTTCACTGCCCCATTCTTGCACAGATGGTGTGACATCACACCATTTCATAAACTTGTACTCCCAAGAGGAGCGATAAATTACATTCCTCCAGTCACCTTTGTACTTATGTGGAAACGACGGGGTATAGCGTCCCTGATACCTCATAAATAAAAATACTGGCACATACTCTATTTAGGTGACCAATACATGTCCGAATCAATCCTAAGATATCCGTATTCGGTCCCTGTACCTGGCGGCGCTAGTGAAGACCCAGGAAATATGTTCCCCACAGGTCATATAGATTATATAAAATTTCAAGCCTACTCAACGAACTATAACGTACAAAACGCAGGCAGATTTAACCGCGCTCTCAGAGATAACAAGGACTACGGCAACAGACAAAAATCGGGACCAGCGATTTTTCTCTACATGCCCAATAACTTAAGCGTAACTTACTCACCTCAATATAATCAGCAAAATATTGGGTTGATGGGTGGTGCTATTGCTGGTGCCTTGGGTGGAGATGGGTCTGCATCTAGCATTGCAGATGAACTTCAATCATTTGCAGGCAATGCTGGTGGTGAAATGATTTATAACACCATTGCAAGTCTTGGAACTAATATCAACTCTGCTCTTGGTCTTGGTGGTGCTAATATTGACGGCAATACACTAATGTCTATCGCCGCAGGTAAAATTTTTAACCCATTCCAAGAACAAGTCTTTTCTGGAATTGGATTTAGAACATTCTCCTTTGACTTTAAGATGGTTGCTCGCAATTCCCAAGAAGCAAAGGTAATTCAAAGCATCATCACCCTGATGAAGGTCAACTCACTCCCCAGTTTTTCTGGAGCTGATGATTCTGGGAGCAGCATAGGCGCTGCCGCAGCTAACTTCTCAAATAATGTATCGGCAGACAGGTTCTTGACTGTGCCAAATAGATTTCTTATCTCATTCCATAGAATGGCAGAGAATGGAGGTAAACTTATAGAACTACCTCACTTCAAAATGGACCTTTGTGTATTAACAAACTTGAGCGTGAACTATACCCCCGATGGTCAATACGTTGCTATCAGTCCTACTGGACAGGGTATGGAAGGTGAAACTCCAGAGGGCAGACGAGCAGATAAAGTATTCGTACCTGCCGTCAACATGTCTGTATCATTTACAGAATCCTCTATCATGACAGCACAGAAAGCAGTAGCAGGTTACTAATGCAGTACTTCTCTTACCTACCAAACGTACAGATTGCTCACAGAGTAAATCGTCTTGACAGAAGACTTCAACAGATTTCTGTCAAGAACCTCTTCAGACGTGTTCGTGCAAGAGAAGACCTGTTGAGATACACTCAGGTCTTTGAGGCATATGAAATTGAAGATGGAGAACTCCCTTGGCAGATTGCTTACCGTGCATACGGTGACGAGGACCTTGATTGGGTAATCCTCCTAACAAATGAAATCTATGATGTCTGGAGAGACTGGCCTCTAAGCAGGGCACAACTGCAAAGAATGGTGGAAGAAAAATATGCTCTGAGTGGTGCTACTGATGGTGTACACCATTACGAAAGTATTGAAATTGTAGATGACGTTAGTGGTAACGTGATTGTTCCTGCTGGTGTTTGGGTAAATGATGACTGGGTAGTCACTGCAAACAACAGAACATACTCATTTGCTGGGTCTAGAGAACCAATCTCAAACTATGAACATGAATACTATCTCAATGAACTGAAGAGGCAAATTTTCTTACCTCGTAGTGAACTGATTGAACAATTCAAGAGAGAATTTGACGACCTCGTTTCCTATGATGAGGACCAGTACACTGAAAGTTCTAAAGAAAAAACAAATTCGATTGATATCATCGATTACTTCGTCGGTGCTCTACAATCTAAGAGTGGTTCCTTTAGTGCTAGACACAAAGATGATATTGCAGCATACACAGGTAGAAATACAGCGGGAGCAGGCACAACAGTTGTAAGTTACACTGGTGCAAGTACAACAGAAGCAACAACTGCGGTCAGTGAGTCTAGCAGCACCACAACTACGACCACCAGCACTACTAGCACTTCTAGTAGTTCGTCTTCAAGTTCTTCTTCCAGCTCTTCTTCAAGTTCTGGTAGCAGTGGTTACGGATACTAAAAAACCTTAGGGACCCATTTTTTGGCGGGATTTTTTTTCCGCTTTCCTGGTAACCTAAGGTCGATTTTGGTTTGGGGGGGGTCTAATCAACCCCCATCAATTTGGCATCCAACCATGGCACCACCTACGATACCAAGAGGGATTGCCCAGTAACGTCCATTACCTCTGGACAGTGCAGCACCTGCTCCACCACCAGCAATTCCTCCAAGAATAGAACCTTCAATGCAGGAATTACTGTCTTCTTGATGTGGTTTTTGCGGAGCGTGATAACGCTGACAAGGAACTGCAACTCGCTCTCTGTGTGACTTCACATATC